GCGTAAAACCCCAGCCATTCGTCCGGCACATCGCCCATGTTATGGGAAGCATCCGTGGGCTTCTGGCTTGCGAACTTGAAATAGAGCCGGTCGGCATCGCCTTTGTCGCCCTTTTCGCCGTTCTTGACGGTGAACACAAAGTCCGGACCGGCGTTGAATTCCATGGTGTAGGTGTCAACAAGCCCGGATGTGCCAGTCTTGGCAACGCTGGTGATGCCCTTGCCGTCTGCAACGGTCATGTCAAAATAGGTGTCATCCGCAAGGGTAATGCGGTAGACCTTATTCAGCCCGGATGTGCTTTGCAGGGCGATACTAGTAATACCGCCGTGACCCTGGGCCAGTTCCAACAGCCAGTTTTTCAGGACTTGCCCGGTCAGTTTCTTCGCCGTGCCGGACTGCTGAAGCACAAACAGGTCGCTAAGGTTTACTCTTTCAGCAGCGTTTAGCTGCTCTATGGATTTATCAGCCATCCTTTACGTCATCTCCTTCCGGTTCTTCCTTTTTCTCCGCAGCGGGCAGCTGTTCCAGCTTTCGAATCACCGTCTTAATGGCCGTAGCACAGCCAACAAACTTGTCCTGGTTGTCAATGCCGACAACGGAAATGGTTTCCATGGTTGCACCGATACGGGATAACAGGTTGATGATTTCGTCCATTTTTTACTCCTTTCCGAGAACTACACGGATTGCGCCGGATTCAGGCACGATTGCTACAAGCCGTATGTAGTTCGCTGCGTATTGGTTGCCACACCACAATTGCGCCGTTTCGGACGGATTGGAAAACACCGCCGCTACCGTGGAAATCTGCGCATTCAGCACACGCAGATTGCATTGCCCGGTAGGTTGGCAGGGGTTAAAGTAGTCCGATTCAAATACTTTGCCTGTGGCAGTTGTGATTTTTTCCATTTTGCCCTCCATGAAATTAAATCCAAGTAACAAGACTGTAGTAACTGTTGCCTATTTTTATAGATGCCCTGTTCAGGTAATGCCCATCAAGCTTTAAGCTTCCGGTGTTTACTTCAGATGCCTTATTCCATCCATTAAAAACACCGTTGGCAAAATCTGCATACCCCAAACTGTCATTGATTCCCCCGGACGTATTAAACGTCCCGATGGACCCCCCAGCGATCTGCCCGCCCCAGCCCCCGGAGACGCTGCCCTCGGAGATAGCCTCTCCCCACAGGTGCCCGGCCTCGCCGCCATAGTTGATGCTTCCGGCGTAAACCTCCCCGGTAAACCGCCCAGAAGCAGCTTCCAAATTTCCGGCCATATCTACCTTGAAATTCCGGCCCAGCTGGAAGCCGTTTATTCCAAAGTATCCGCCCCAGCTGTTCGTACCGCCCCAGGTCTGGCCGTTATAGGACAGATAATCTTTCTGAATGTCAAACCCACCGATTTTCCCGGATGTAGCCCGGATTTCGCCCTCAACAATTGCGCCGCCCTCTTGAACGCTGAAAATGGTTTTGTTTTTGCTTCCAACGCTCCAGCTATTTGCCTGTAAGTCCCACCAGAAGTCAGAGGTTTTATCCCCTACGGTTTTTTCAACTCTGGCTTTAATAGCGTCCGCCTGAACGCTTAGCGTTGCCCGAATGGCTTTATCTGCTTCCTCTCTGGCTTCCACTTCGGCGGCAATTTTCGTTGCCGTGATGGTAAGACTAGACCGCACAGACCTGGTAAAGCGTTCGTATTGGCGGTTCGTGGGGGACTGGATTTGGAACTCATGTTCGATTTCTTCGTTGGAGGGGGCTTCCAAATCACTGGTGGTATCCCGGTAATCCGTTGCTCGGAGGAATACGCCGCCGTAGGTATCCGCAATGGTGACGGCATCGCCAATCTCAACAGAGGGGTCAATGGTCGTTCCTGCGGCCTTGTAGGGCTGGTATCGGAAACCTCTGATTTTTCGGTAAATCGCATCGGCCTGGGCTTGTGAACCCCATTCATTTGTGATTTCCAGGACTGCACCCGTTCGGTCTCCCGCAAAGTATTCAATGTTGTTTCCTGCTTCATCCTGCCCTGCGAATATCGCAACACCGCTGTAACCGTCCGTTTCGGGGGCGGTATCCAGGCTTTTTACTCGCCGCAACAGGTTAAAACTTTCAGCCATGTACGCACCGCCTCCTAAATCAGAATGTACAGACCGCCGAATGTGATTTTATAGCCATCCTCGGTGATAAGATGCCGGGTCTCCGGCGGCATATCAAACATACTAACCAGCCGCAAATCTCCTGTGGGGGAGATGATGAAATTCCCGGCGTAGGCGGCGGCTATCATGCACAGGACTTCTCGCATGGAGTATCCGACCGGGAGCGGGAACTTATAGCCAGCGGTCATAATTTCCCATGTCCGGGGGTCTACACGAACGCCGCTACCGTCTGCGTTGATTTTCATGTTATCCGCAATAAATTGAACAATTTCCTTGTCCAAAAGCGGGTAATTGTGTTGATTATCGCTTGGATAGGTAACTTCCGAAAGCATCATTGCATCGAACGCCTCAAGCGACAGCACATCAAATCCACGCTCGTCATGCTCCTGTTTCCGGGTGTCGATGAAGTAAACACCTTGCTGCACCCACTCTGATTTGTCGGTGTCGTTCACAGCCCTGGAATAGATGCAGATTCTGGCTTTCTTGGGGATATTGAACGGAGCGATCATCTTGATTTTCGCCGTCCCGGAGACCGCCGTGCCAACGCAGGGGGTAGAATCCTTGAAGAACGGGGACTTGGTATTCACATTGAAAAGCCTGTCCTCACGGAAACCAGATTCCGGGCCGCCGGTGTCTACCAGAATAGAATCGCCACCGAAGGTGATAATATCCCCTCGTTCGTCCGTCAGCCGTCCGGATTCACCGATGGTCACGGAGGTTTCAAACCAGTGTTCGCCCTGGATGATTTTCTTGTAAAGTGCCGATGTTTCCTGCATAAGCCGCCGTCACCTCTCAATCAAAGGGAATGTGATCCCGCTCCACCAGTCATCTTCCTGTTTCTCAATCAGAAAGGATGCCGGGTTATTGTTGGAATACATGGTCACACCATACCGCTTGCCGCTCATGGGGTCATAGTAGTCTACAGACACATATTCCGGCAGGATGGTATTCAGCACCAGCATTGCTTCCTCTGCCGTTAGAGGGCGGCAGGTAATGTCAAGGCGAATCTTGGTGGCCACTCTGCCACGCTGCATCATGCCGTCCATGGTTCGGCCTGAATTAGGTGCATCAATGTCATTTCTCTGCCATTTCACACCCTGCTTGGCGATAAACGGCATGAAGTCCACGCCATTTATTTTGAGCATCATCTTCATGCCGTTTTATCTCCTTTCTTCTTAGCCGTAAACTCTCGCATTTCTGCGGTTTGCTTCATAAACAGCCCGGTCGAAGTCATAGCCACCGCCGCTTCCGTTTCCGCCGCCCTGGTTTCGCATCTCGGAAATGACTTGCTGGGCAACAGCGTAGATAGCGGTAACGACATCGTCATTGGCTTCCCGCACACCGTAGGTGATGCCCTCAACGATCTGGTCATTGTTGGCCACCGCCGTTCTTCTGCCAATGGAGCCAACCATTTCCGCACCGGCTTCACGGGCGATAAAGAGCTGACCTTGGTCTACGAAACCGCCGTTGGCAAGCATCGGAATTTTTGGAATGCTAATTTCCCTAAGTCCTGCAAACGGGGAGTATCCAGCAATGCTGAAATTTCTAAGGCTGCTCAAAATGCCATTTATTCCGCTGAACATCCAACTCAATGCGGAATTTAGGGCAGATATTGTGCCATTAAGTGCAGTTTTTACCGCACCAACTAGGCCATCGAACACCGTTGCCACCGCATTCCTCAGCGGGGATATGAAGTAGGCGTTGATGAAGTTGTACGCAGACAAGAACCCGTTGCAAATAGAAGTCCATGTGTTGGATGCCCACCCGGTAATTCCAGACCAAAGAGAAGAAAACAGGCTGGATAGAGGTTGTATAACATTTGTGTTGAACCAGCTCCCCATTTCGTAGAAGGTGTTTTTCACACCGATCCACGCATCACTTGCCCATGTTTGAATATCTGACCACAAGTTGGAAAAGAACTCTCCAACAGGGACAATAATGTTCGCTTCAACCCATTGCGTAAATTCTCCCCATGCGTTTTTAATGTTTTTCCATGAGCTAACTGCAAATTCTGTCACATCAGTCCACAGTCCGGAGAAGAATGCTTCTATTGGCTGGATTACATTCGCATACATCCATTCAGAAGAAATTCCCCAGGCGATTTTGATGGTATCCCATGTCCCGTTCGCAATCACGCCGATGTCATAGAAAATGTCCTCAAAAGTTTTGCTTACACTACTCCAAAGCTCAGAGAACCATTCAGTAGCAGGATAAAAGAAATTTTTAACCTCTTGCCATGTTTCGTAAGCCGACAAAGATACTTTTTCTAGTAGTTCTGAAAAGAACCCAGATACGGGCTGTATTATTGTTTCATTGAACCAATTTGCGGCATCTCCGAAAGCACCAGAAACAGATTCCCAACACTCGGTTGCGTTTGTGGAAATATCCTTCCACAAACCATTGAAGAATTTTCCTACCGGCTGGATAATATTTGTGTCAAACCAACCAGATAAAGCACTCCATGTGCCATAGAGCGATTCCTTTACCGTGGTAAAAGACTTAGACAAGAGGGAACTGATTTCGTCCCACTTCTGATAGATAAGAATGCCAAGGTCAGTTAGGCCACCGACTACAAGACCGATAATTGCGCCTATCCCGGTTCCAATCGGGCCACCGAGAGAGCCAATGATTGCGCCAACTCCTGTGCCAGCCAGAGTAGAGCCAGCGGGAATCAGAAGCCCGTTCAGGATGTTCAAACCGTTCATAATGGCATCGTATACGCCGGTAACGAACATCGGGATGCCAGCAACGATTCCACCAATAGCCGCTCCGATCAGGCCTGTGCTGATTTTTCCGCCGCCAGCGGTAATCGCTTTTGCCACAGCACTTTCGCCAAATGCTTTGACGATGAGCTGACCGATTCCTTTTCCTAAAAGCCCAGCACCAGCCGTTCCGGCTAATCCTCCAAGAACGATTTCTGCGAAGTTAAACCCATTCAGCTGCTTTTCAATCGCATCCTTGATTCCGCTAAACTCTATTTTGAACCCGGTAGCGGACAAAATAGCCCCTGCGGCGATTGTAAGAGGAATAGACAAACCAGCCTTTGCAAGGGTTTTGAGAGACAGGATTCCATTCAGAAAATCGTTTGACAGCTTCCATGCAAGAAGCGCAACGCCAATTGCTCCAATCAGTTTTAGGATTTCTTGCAGATTGTCCTTTACAAAGGAAACAAGAGGCTCTAGCTTTTTCTTCCATTCGTCAATCTTTTCTGTTACGGCATTTTTCAGGAAGTCATACCCCGGAAGCTCGCCGAAGTCTAACCCTCCACCTCCGCCTCCTGCACCGCCTCCACCGCCGCCCTTGTTCTGGTCAGGCAGGACATTCAGTTCGTCAAAACCGGCAAGGTAGCGTTTCAGTTCCTTGGCAGACCCGGCGGCACTGTCCATGTTGTCGGCAATCGCTCCGCTCCCTGCGGTTGCTCCGCCGAAAGAATCTCCCCAGTCAGGAGCTTGGAGCGTAACGCCAAACAGACCGGCGATAGCTGTCACGATTTCCCTAAGAGCGTTCGCAACAGCAATAGCAAATGGGAGGACTTTCACTAGAATAGGGATGAACAGACTACCGATTGCTCTAGCGCACTGTTCAAACTGCGCTTTCAGCACACGGAGCATATTTGCAGGCTGTTCCAGCGTTCTTGCCATATCACCCTGCACCTGTGTGACCTGGGTCATCATGGCATAGTAGCGAAGCTGGGACTTTTCGGCCTGGGTCATGGAAGATACGCTCTTGTCAATGCCGAGATTTAGCCGCTCCTGCTCCAACCGGGCAACGGATAGATCGTAGCCTAATCTTCTTACCTTAGTACCCTCGGTTTCCCGATATTTCTTAGGGGTGTAGACCATATCACGCAGTCAATGACTGCCGAAGCACTTCGATTTAAGGGGTTCTCACCCAGCAGGGAATTTCGCCCTGCCCCTACTCCTGTTGGCGAGTTTCACGCCTAAAAGGATGGCCGTTTGACTTCCATTTCTGAAAGCACAGGATTGTCATGCGATATGTATGTAGTGTTTACCTTCTACTGCTCAGCCGTGCTTTATGGCGGCCTGGATTCTGCACTTTTTCTTAGTTGCTTCCTCGCCCCATAAATGCTGTGCCGTTTCGTATACAGAATTGAATATTTCACCAGTTTCCAAGCACTGAACTGGTTTCCTTGCCGCCTTAATTTGGTCGGCTCTTTTTGGCTTTGAGCCATCGAAAGACCATGTAAACCCGCCGGCTGTACAATTCGTTCCATTGGCAGCTTTCCCGATTGAACCCCTTGCTATTGAGTTCGCTCTCTCAGCTTCGCTTACGGACGGATACCATTTGTCTTGCTCCACACAGTAGACTTTTCTGCTTGTGGATTCTGGGTTCATGTACTTTCCTTTTAGACTTTCAGAAATCTTTTTGTAAATTTCATCTTTATTCTGCGTGTGCGGAACATCAATTTGCCCGGATTTGAGTACATTGTATCCATTTGGAACTATTGCATTTCTTTCCTTGATCCAATATGCTTCTCTCTCAATGAGAACTGCGTTAAGTTCCTCTTTTGTCTCGGCAAATATTTCCTCAATCACGCTGTACCCGGAAAGAACTTTCTCCCATCCGTATTTCCGAATAGCCCGCTGAAACGGTCTTTCGCTTCTTAGTGTAAGAGCCTCATATTTGTGCTTGTCGATTCTCTTACGCTCCAAGCCGTAGGTTTTTCCTACATAATATTTGTTTTCAATTCTGTATTGGTAAATAATTCCTTTATACATATCGTTTAGATTTTCCCTGTTAGCACGATAATTAAGAGCCATTTCCTGCTCAAACTGTTCGCTTATCGCACACCCACTATGTAATGGTTCACTTCGTTATTCGAGATACATCACTGTATCAAGCCGCTAAGTTTAACGGTTCCAATTCGCCAGCGATACCGGACTGCACTTTCTGCATGGCAGATGCAAAATCCAGGTTGTAGAAAGATGCAATGTCATAGCCTAGCTGGGTAAGGTTCTTGGACATGAACGCCGCTTTGTCACCAGCCACACCGAAGCCTGAGATAATGGTGTTAAAAACGCCCTGATTCCGCATCCATTCAGCCGGGTCAATGCCAACCACATCGGATACCTTCTGCGCAAATTCGTAGGCTTCCTCTGCGTACTGCCCCATGGAAACGGTGAACAGGTTCAAATCCTCTTGGTACTGCGCCGCCTTACTCATTGCACTGCCTATGACTTGCGATAGCTTCCTAACGATTGCAAACGCTCCCAGCCCTCTAAGAGCCTTGCCCCATGCGCTTGTCCCGCTTGCCGCTCTGTGAACCACGCCGTTGTACTGCTCCGTGGAGGAAATAAGCCGCTGGATACGGCTGGGGAATGCAGAGAACCCGGAGGATACCTTGTTCATTTCATCTGCAAACGGCTTCATGGCTTCTGCCAAGTCTTTCATTTGCTGGGTGAATTTGTCCAAATCCACCTTTTCAAGCTCTGCTGTGACCTCTGGAAGCTTTTTAAGTTGGTTGATAAAGGAAGTCATTTGCGCCCTGCCAAGCTCTCCAAGGGGCTTTAGAGAGGCTGCAAGTGTTGACAGTTTCCCGATGTTGGATACATCCAGGGTAGAAAGTGCCGTGCCGAGTTCGGTAATATTCTTTGGCAGGGCAGAGGAGATTTTAATGTTTCCGCTTCCGGCCATGGACTGTAACGCTGTACCCAAGCTAATTATTTTCCCGGAATCGCTTCCTGCTATGGCCGCATTGAGAGCGGCTAAATTTTTAGATAGGGAAGCAGGGACTTTCACAGACGGGTCGATTTTCAGGCTGTTCACCGCATCGGAAACGGCTTTCAGCTTGTCTCCCATTCCCTTTGGGTCAATTCCGCTCAGTGCTTTCCGCAGGCTTGAAATGGCTGCACCGGCCTTGGAAACAGCAGAAATGCCGCTTCCTACGTCCGTTTTCAGATTTGAAAGGGCTTTTGAAAGCTTTTCGATACCCGCAACAGCGGCGTTGCTATCGTTGATGATCTCAAACTCAATGCCCTGCATTTCCACATTATCAGCCGTTACTATCACCGCCCTTTCCGTCAAATTTCTTGTTCGCAGACCGCATCCAGGCATTCATGCTGTTTGCAATTTTCTCCATCTGCTTTTCTTTGTTCCGTTCTTCCCGTTTCTTCTTTTCCGCTTTGCTCTCAAAGAGAGGGAGCGGTTCTTCACGGTAGGGGATAGGCTTCGGAGGTTCCTTGCTGAAACTGAACCGCAGAGCCGGGGCAGCATCCAGTATGGCTTCATAGATGTATGCGCCCTGTAGCCACAGGTCTTGATTTCGCAAGTCACGCTTGATTTTGCTGGCTTCCCTGTATGCTTTTACAAGACACACATCCTGATTCCAGAACTGGTCATAGGTCATGCCGATTGCGAGATAGTAGGGAAATTCCTTGTTAAAAATCTCCGTGTAAGCATAAGAGGGAGCGGGGGATGCCCCGTCCCCTCCAACAGTGGGAAGAATGTCGCTTACTCTACCGCTTCCCAGCCGGGGTTTCCCTCGTTTTCCTCGTCCTCGTCAGAAAGCAGGGTGTACACGGCCTCGGAGTACATTTCCGTCAGCACCTTCACAAGGCCGGACTTGTTGCCCATGCCATCGTAAATCTTGTTGATGGTAGCAACCTTGGTATTGGGATGGTTGGCAGCAAACGCACCGGAGAACAGCATGGGAATCATGGTAGCGGGCTTTTCGCTCAACTCATTGATGGAAAAACCAGCCTTTTCCATGGCAGAAACCGTAGACCGGGTGAATTCCAGAACGTACTTCTTGCCGTTGTAGGGAATAGAAATCTTCTTAGCCATGATGAAAACCTCCTATTAAGAACCTTTCTTTTTCTTGTTGATAACGCTGGTATTGGTAATGGAAATGGAAATCTCGTGAGCTTCGTTTGTCCCCTTGCCAACAAGGTAACAACTCAGCTTACCTTTCCACTCCCACTTACCCTTGTCGCCGGTGGGGGTAACTTCTCCGTTATCTCCCTCTGTACCGCCAAGCCACAGAGCATATTCTTCTTCCTTGCCCTCAAGCTCAGCAAGCTTGTCGTAAGTGTCCTCGTCATAGTTACAGGTGAACTTCTTTGCATCGGATTTCTGAATGCCGGGTTCTTTCCGTTCCATCTTGTCGGAAAGAGTGGTAATGTCGATAAGCTCCGGTTCGCCGCCCATGTCGGGGAACTCCTTGATGTCAACAAGCTTTTCGTAAGTGCCGCCACTGACACCGGGCTTTTTGTGCATGAGGAAGGTCATGTATGTAATCATATCGTTCTATCCTTTCGTTAAATTCTGTACATTGTGTTCCCGTCCGTTTCAGCCTTGTACCGGGCTACCAGACGGTAAATCGTCCCGTTTTCCAGGTTCGGAACAGGGGACATAGAAATGCGTGTAAAGTTCTTTCCGTAGAGCATTTCATCAATGACACCCATGATTTCACGGCATACAGTTTTCTTTTTTCCGGCTTTGTCGGAGTACACATTGACCTCGTACATAACCGTTGCGTACCGCTCTTTCTGGCCGGAATCCAGCCTTGCTTGGGTGGTGTAATTGTCCTGCTCTACGATGCTCACATAGGGGAATTTTGCCGGGGAGTTTACATACTCACCGCTGACGGAAATGCCCGGAAACCGTTTCCGCAGCGTTTCCGCAATGGGGGTATAGACCTTTCGCTCAATGTCGATCATCTGGTGAATACCTCCTTTACGATTCTTGGAAGCTCCTGCCCGATTTGTTTTCTCGCCTCATACATGGGCATTGCAGGAGGGTTGCCGTAGGTATGCCCGCCCCCGGCACTCTTGGGGAGATACCAGCCGTTGGGGTCGTTCCAGTGGCCTTTCCCGTCCGGGTAAGTGCCAGGCCCCATGCCGAACTCCTGGGCCTCCGGGTGTCCAGTTCCATAGGTAATACCGGCTCCGAACTCGATGAAAAGGACAGATTCTCCATCGGCCTTTACGGCGTAACCATTCGGGATTGCCACGACGGACACGGTTGCATCCCTCATCCCGGAGTAAGCAGCCCGTGAAAACCGGATGGAAGCCACAGAAGCCCCAAGCATTGCCAGCCTTTCGGTCAGTTCCTTTGCCTTGTCCTTCTGCCATCGTTGGTATTCCTTCAATTCGTCCTGAATCTTCTGAATGCCGGAAACAGACAGAGGAACAACAATCTTCTTGCTCACGATACGCTCACCTTCGTTGCGGCAATGGATACAGAGTTCAGGGACTTGGCCACTCTCTTGACCCTGTAGTCATACAGGGGATTGCCGTCCTCGCCATACTCCGGCTCTTTGTCAATAAACAGCACCGTGTTTTCATCGATAGGGCAGGAGGTATCATCAAGCACGATCACTTTGTCGTACCCGGCAAGGTTGCCGAATTGCTCCACCTGGGAAGAACCGCTTGCGGCTGAAATGTTGGCTCTAAGGCTCTGGGCGGGCTTGTAAACGATTTGTTCTTCCCCCGTCTCATTGCCGTCCTCGTCAATAATCGGCTCTTTACGGTCATACAGGCAGTACCAAAATGTACGCTTGTTCCGCTCCATGACTTTCATACAGTCACCTCACAGAACGCCGCACATGGGGACGATTTGCCGAAGCATGGATGGCGGTACATCTCCGTTCTCATAGGTTCGGGAAATGCCGTTTTCGCTATGCGCCGCTTCCCCTTCTGCACCTCGCTTATTCAGGAGGTACACGGCGATTTCAACCTGTAACAGGCTGTATTGCTCCGGAACTTCCGTCACGGTGGGGTCAAAAGGGAACGCCTTGCGGCAAATCTTGTTCCCGGCGATTTTAAGGTAGGCAGAAACCACACCGTCGCTGGTTTCACCTGTCATGGATTTCACCATTTCGATTTTTTCAGTTTCCAGCATGGTTTTTTAGCCTCCTTTCAGCCGTCAGGCGATTTCGTAGAATCCTTCGGTCTTGGGATTGGACTTCGGAGTGCCTACGATAAAGCCGCTGTCGGTCTGCTGGTAGTAGACCTTGCCGTCCTGTTTGGTGGTATCCTCGGTGGCCTTGGCCGTTCCTTTCATAATGCGGACAGCCTTGGTTTCGTCAGTCAGCGCAACAACGTAGTACTTCCGGGAGTAGATTTCGTTCTTCCGGATGTTGGGTTCACGCTTCTGCTCAATCTCGGTGCCACGCTTGTTGAAGATGGTAACGGCCTGACTGGTTGCGACCACAACGGTGCCACGCTTGGCATCCTTTTTCGTGAAGATGCTGACCCCTGCCACGGTGCCGATGTAGCCAGTCCGGGAAAAAGACTCAACGTATTTCAGCTGCTCGCCCAATGTCTTCCGCAGTTCGGCGGTATCCAGGGGATTCACGAAAGCGAACGCCATAGCAGACAGCTTTTCAGGCTCGTTGTCGGTACTCTCGACATTCAGGCTTGCCACGGCATCGGCAAACGCATCAAAGCCGATTTTGGGGGATGCAACGACCATAGGGGCTTTTACGAACTCGCCGTAAATATCGCCGTTGACGGTGTTGAACATATCCGTACCCATGTGCCGGGTGCCGACAGGGACAAGCATGGGGTCGGTCATTTCCTGCTCGTCAAAGTACTCAAATCGGTTCTGGGCAAGCTCGATTCTGTACTCCCGTTCGCCGTAGGAGACCTCAATGGACTTGCTGTTGCCCTGGCCCATGGTCAGCTTTTCGGTGCCGTTGGTAGCCTTGTAAACGTTGATTTTCCGGAGCATACCAGCGGTGCCGACAAGACTGTTGTCAACCGTGCAGAACCGCTGCAAGTCCAGATGGGAATTGAACTGGTCTTCTACCTCATTGGAGAGATAGAAGTTATCGTAGATTTTGTGCGCCATTATTATTCATTACCTCCTGTTTCATAAAGTGCTTTGTATTCCTCCGGGTGTTTCTGGGAGAAATCGTATCTCTCCGCAGGGGACATCTTTCTGAAAGCATCCTTGGTCATAGTGCCGCCGGTGCCGCCGTCTGCGCCCCTGGGTGTCCTTTTCAGCTTGTCAGCGATAATTTTCTTGGCATAGCCGTCAAGGAACTTCTGGTTGTTGGCAAAAACCGTTGCCATATCGCCGGATTCCATAGCCGAAGCGGTTGCGGTAGCCAGTTCTTCGTCATAGCCCTGGGAAACCAGCTTGGCCTTGTACTCGGAAACCGTCTTTTCCTTTTTAAGCCCTGCCAGCTCCTGTTCCATGCTTGCCCATTTCTCGGCTTCCTCCTGCTTCTTCCGTTCGTCCTCGGACAGGAGGTCGTGGTGCTTCTTCTTCCAGGCTGCCACATCGGAAGCGGCCTTGTCGTACAGGTCTTTCTTCACATAGCCGGAATAATCCGGGTCAGGGAAGTCAAAGCCCTGTAGTGCAGCGATTTTCTCCTCCGGGGTCATCTGCTCATAGCCAGTAATCAGTTTCGTATCGATTTTTGCCATGGTGTTTACTTCCTTTCTGCGCTTAACAAGGCTGATCTCCCAGCACGATTTGCGGTTTTCGGCTTCTCTGCCGTTATGGAGGGCTGTACAGGATTTGAACCTGTGGCCTACGGATTAACAGTCCGTTGCTCTGCCGCTGAGCTAACAACCAATATGCCCTGGCTTACGGTGCCAGGGAACCGCTTTGCCCGTTTCCGGGGCGCCTTTAAGAGGCGGGAGCCGCCAGCAGGAATCGAACCCGCAACCTGCTGATTACAAGTCAGCTGCTCTACCACTTGAGCCACGGCGGCGTATAAAACAAAAGAAGGGCTTCCGACACCAATTTCAGGTATCGAAAGCCCTTCGGCTGTAATCTCCCACAATTTGGGAGCCGTCAATTTTCAGTTTACTTTCTTGCGCTTGATCTCGATGACGGAAATCTTTCCTTGCTCAATCTTGATTTCCGCTTGATTCCGGCGGTGAAGAACTTCCTCAATCGCCTTGATTTCCCTGGTTGTCATTCGGATTGCCGGACTGGCTTCCGCTTCCGTTTCCATTGGCGTTTCCTCCTGTCTGCGCTTGAAGTGCACGTCTTTTCAGTGCCATTTCGATGTACGGCAAACTCATTTTATAAGCGACTTGCGGGTCAGAAAATGCGCCGCAAGTGGTGAATGCAAGCTCCGGGGCCAGTTTATCGCAAGCCAACATCTGCGTTAGAACTGTTACCTTTTGTGCGATATTCTCATAATTTCTACGGGTAAACCGTATTTCAAGGGCAGAAAGCTTCAAGCTTAGGTTGCCCATGTCCCGGCAAATGCGGAGAACCAGCTTCAAAAACTCCTTTTCGGACTTCTTGAATATCGGCTCCATGCCCTTGGCTCTGGATTCAGCAGCTGACCAACCGTCCCGCATGATTACCGCCGTTCCGGTGTCACTGGTGGATGTGCCGCCGTTCCGGTTCGGCATACCGCAGATGGTCAGTACCGTTTCGTACATACTGTCAACCAGGGTCTGGGTCTGCGCCTGGTTAAGCTCACTGTTTAAGTAGGTGATTTCCGCTTTCAGGGTAGAATCAATGTCCTTGTACTTGATGGCCCCAAGCTCTTTCAGAGTGCCAAAATCGTCAGCGGAAATATCTACGTTGTGGAAAAGCATCAACGCCTGGATGAACTGCTCCACGCCGTCCACCCGGTTGCTTTCTGTCATGTTGATGGCATCCAGCAACGGAATGACGATTTCAAAAGCCCCCAGACGTGCGTTGTTCGCCGGGTATTCGATAATGGGGATGCCCAGAATTTGGTCTTCCTGGTGAACCACACTCCATGTATTGAACACCTCAAAATACTGGTTTTCCGTCCAGCAGGAGAACACAAGCGTTCCGTCCCCTTTCTTGACGTAGCGCACACCCATCATTGGCTTATGTCCCAGTCCTACACTGTACACCACGAAGGCGTACCGGGGGTCAAGGGTGAAGATTTCAAAGGGGGCTTCGTCCTCCTCTACGTCTGCCATACTGTCCGGCATGGCCATACGGTAGGAGGTGCCGCAAATGTGCATCCAGTCCACCAATTCCTCGTCCTTGGAGGCTTTATCCTCGGAAAGCATATAGTCATTCAGCTGCAAGACTTCATCGGCAATACTCTTTTCGCCGCCCCGGCTGACGTACTGCACAGGCTCACCAACCAGATACCCAGTCTTAAAGGAAACAATTTCATTCGCCCGGTTCTCAACCACCATATTGTTGATTTCCGGTCTGACTTCTTTTTCCCGGTACAAAATCGGCTGGTCGCCACGGTAGTAGCGGTAGAGGTAGTCAATTTCGGACTGGTTCTGTAGGTGCGTGAACAGGGCCTTTTGCAGCACATCAATCACGTTCCCGCTATGGATTTCATTGACCTCGGTATAAATCACCCTGCGCCCGAATAATCGTCTGCTTGCCGTGTTCCGCACCCCCTAGCATTAGAATTTCTCTCTTATCATTCTATCACATTCTCCAATGGTTGTCTAGTGAATTTATGTTCACTAAAGCATTGGCGAGTTTTCGGCTAGAACGGCCTCGTAAAAACCTCCACCACAGCCCCGTTCATCATTCAAATTTCCAAATAAAACCAGCTACGGTTTTAACATGCGCCGCACCTCTGCAACATTTTGATACATTTGTCCTTAATGCAACTCCCGCCCGCTCAACTTCACCAGCGTTAGCCCACCGTTTCACAAAGTCACCGTCTTTGGTGTATTGCAAAACAGGCTTTGAACACGTGCTTTTGCTCCCAATATACCGTCCTTTGGCATATTGGCTTATCTTTTTCTTTGCATCTTCCGGCATATTCCACTCTCCCGGCTTGCGGCGATACTTTTCCAAATTTGATACAACTTTTTCCTTATAATCAGGGTCTGCCATTCTTTCTTTCATTCGATTGCTCGCTTTTTCTCGCAGTTCTTGGTTCTGTGACCATCTCTCTGCGTGTGTTTTAGACATCTTCGCTTTTGTCTCCTCGGATGCTTTTATCCCAAAATGGCCATTGCTTTCGCTTCTGGAAAAGGTTTGCTTTACGCCTTGGCTTATTTTTTTCTTTTCCTCATCGCTTCGGTGCTTCCCACGCCACCCATTTCCAAGTTTTTCCCGCATTTCATCAGTTGCACAGTTTTCGGAAACATCCCCCCCGGGGAGAACATTGTAACCATGGGACGGGTTTTGCGTATCGAAATATCTGATATAGTATCGCTCTTTTTCTTCCGCTTCTTCTATTGTACAAACTTCTTCAAGAATCTCGTGTGAAACGTTTTCCCATCCGTATTTCTTAATGGCGTGATAAACAAGAGGGCAGGTTTTGTAATTTTCTCCATTTCCCCACCTTTTCTTGGTGGTGGTTCTAGTTATCCCTATGTATCGTTTCCTGTTTGGAAATACATGACAATAAATCTTAAACATATTATCGCCTCCTGCCATTATTATATCCATTTACACACATAGAGTCAACTATAATTAAAAAGGTCTTTTCATAACTTCGACCTTTGCCAGCCGGAAAGATTCAGAGTAATCAACTAACATTGCGATACTGTCAACCAAGTCATCGTTTTTATTCTTTCCAGCCATTGTGTATCCGCAAAGCATACTCATAGCAAGCCGATATTCCTTATCACCTTTGTATGCGCTTTCATCCTTGAAAAGAAAATGCTCTTTAGCGTATCCGGCGGCAATAATAATGCGTGTTTCCTTGTTCGTGGTGGAGAACTTTGTCGTGATTTTTGTCCTGCCGCCTTCCTCTTTTACCCGCTTTTGCACATCTGCCGCAATTCGTCCACCAGCAGAATTGCTTTCAAACCGTGCAGCTTGAACCCTATGCTTTAGCAATTTTGCCACGATTCTTGCTTCAACAATTTCCGGATTTGAATTATCGCATATAAAATCTTCAATGTAGTAATCGTCTCCGTACTGGTACGCAATCGGCATGGCGCAATAATCCGTTCCTCTGTCCTTTGTGTCGCAAGCGGCGATAATTGCATCTGGTTCTCGGTCTGGAAGGTCAAAGTAGCGACGAAGTTCATTTTCTTGGTAGAGCAACCCCATTCTTTCTACAGGCTCATTTTGATACAGCGCTTTCCAGCTGACCGAATCCATAATGTCCCGCTGCTCCCGGTAGAACTTGGTGGAGAAGCCCACGCCGAACTCATAGTCAAAATTGCTCTCATCATCCTCGTTCATGGCAGGAATCCGGATAAATTTTGCCCTGGGGTTATTCTCATACTCCCGTTCCAGCCGCCCGATCACATCATGTACGCTCCACCGGGTAGCGATATGAAGCTCCTTGCACTTGTCACCGATTTTACGCTGCCGCAAGTCCGTGGTGTATATCTCCCACAGCTTGTCCAGCCGTTCTTTGGAAAGGGCGACCTCAATACCGGATACCAGGTCATCACAGTACAGCAAATTCGCAGCCCGGTACAAGCCCGCATTGCCTGTTCCGATAGAGGTAAATTCCAGCGTTTCAAACCGCTGCCGCTTGTCCAGGTCGATACGGCAATCCTTGGCGTTGGTATTGGATACCTGGACGTTCGGGAACACATCATGCCACAGATATTCCCCCTTGGGGTCAAATATCCGCAAACATTCGTCATACACGCCACGGACAAAGGAATTGGAGTGGCTGCCCGTCAGGTTCGGGTTGTTTGGGTCACGCCCCGCAACCCATGTCAGCAGGAACACGGCAAGAGTGGTCTTTCCTACGCCAGGAGGGAGGCTGACCGCCAGCATATCCAATTCGTCATCCCCGCACATTGCTTGCAGCGCATCGACCACCGGCTTTAGCTTGGCCCGCCGTGGCTGGTAGAACCGCTTTTTCGCCTGTCTGTTGATCTCGGCGTATAGCAGATAACTATCAAAATCATACGGAGCCTCAAACAGCAAGCTCCGCCTCCACTGGCCGTAGAAGCACTCCACCTTGGACATAGAGACCGTGGTCATCTTCTGTGAACACATATCCCGGAGCTGCTTATTCGCCATGTGAGCCGCCTTGAAGTCCTCCTGCGCCCATGTTTGGCAGACAGAGAATAAATCCTCGTAGGCTCCAATATCATCCGGTTTCCGCTCTATCGCCCCCAGAATGGAGGTAGATAATTTTCCATAATCCATGCGGTTTTCTCCTTTCATGTTTATCATTTTCGTAGCCCCACGAAAATGATAAAAAATTTGGGCTACCCACACATTTCTGTGTAAGTAGCCCTTCGGCTTCCTCCTGCCCTTGCAGGAGGGTTATTTATTTTTTTCTTGCTCTCTTGACGTATACCCGGACTTTTTGATGCTCTTTCTTCGCCAGTTCTTTCCGCAATTGGTTTGCTTCTTTTTCGTATTTCTCTGCCAAATACCGTTGCGAAAAGTAGGCAGTCTCTTTCTCATCGTCTGTCAGGTCGGAGAAACAAATACCAAATCCCAAAACATAGACAGGCGTTCGGTCGTCACTCATGGTGACATCGATGAGGTGTGGGCCTAAATCTCTAAATTCTTGCATGAATTCCTCCTATTTGTGGTGGAGTAGCTCGAGGATGACGAAGACGGGGAATCTAGAAATTCACCATTATTTCGTGATACCTCTGTGAATCCTTATACAACTCTGTATCCTGATTGTACCCGTTCGTATATCTAGCAATTATACGGACTTTTGGATTTCTTTCTGCTGTTACCGTTGCTTCGGTTGTCGAGTTTCCAGCAGATGCACCGATCAATGCCCCAACATCACCAGCAATAGCCCCTCCAAGAATGGCTCCGCCAATAGAAGGAGCATTCCTTGTTATTGCGGAATATGTGTATATGTCCGCTCCGTCTTGGATCTGCACGGTATCGAACCGGACTGTTCCAGGTTCTATGTTAGCCCCGCATTTAGGGTAGAGCGAAAGAAACATCCTGATAAATGCATCCCATACACGCTCTTCCGCAATCGGTTGGTGCTCTCCGACGCATATACCAGTTGTACCGGATGCTCTCAAAACGGCTCTTACCCCATTCTTCCCAACGTAGAAGCAGCATTTGCTTTTCAGAATCGTATGGTACGCAGGTTTCCAGCCCTTTGGGATACGGAATCTTCCTACAAAATTACTGTCTGGGCCTCTCGTGCTTCCTCCCATTTGAGAGATTGTATTCTTGATTGCGGCTGCGGCTTTTTCTGGTGTCATATCCGTTGTGAAAGTGAATAGCAGACTTTTCATGGCAAACTCTCCCATTAATAGTACCGATCTATACCGACAACGATTTTCGCTGGTTCCTGTTCTGCATTCTCCCAAAACATAATATCAATGATTCTGCTTCCGGACAAATCCAGTACCTTATTGTCTCTTCTGACCTCCGTCATCCTACCGGAGCTGTCAACCGTGGCACAGGTAACGACTCTATTCCGAACTCCTTTTACCATTGGGTCGTAGCTGACAGCAAAACGGACTTCGATTCTATATTCCCCGCTTGCCCATCGTATCATTTGGCATGACGGATATGAAATTACCAAACTATACTCATTGGTTGCAACCTCAAAGGGGACTTCCGCAAAGCGCTTTTCTTCTTTCCTCTTTGGCTTTGGCTGTTCCGCTGGTTTTGCTTCTGGAAGCGTTTTTACTTCATCCATATGCTTAATCGGCTCCTTTGGCGGAGAAATCTCTACTGGTTTTGGCGGCTCCACAATTGGGGGTGGAGGTGCAGGATTCGGAACCGGCGGCTTCGGTTTTATACTTACATATGGCATCAAACCGTTATACAGTGAAGAATTCTCATTCGCCGTTATGCGCCGGACCTCGCCATTTTCGTAGTGGACCTCGAACTCGACTTCTATGTGGTCAAGCTCGTTTCGGAACCTCCAATATGCACGAACATTCCCTCTGCTGCTGATGGAATACCCGGACGGCCTGCTTTTGGTTGTCATCACCCTTGTTTTTCCGACAATGACCGCATACTGAACATTTTTTAACTGTGCAGACACATACGCTGAATTTGCAATAACACAGATGATGACCACTGCAACGATAATCACCGCAAAGAGAGCTATATACGGCCAATATGTAAAAAGAAGGTACAGAGGAAGCCCCACAATGAGAACGGCAACCAAACAGCCCCCATCGTTCTTTTTCACATGCCCACCTCACCCCTTTAGAATCGCTTCGTGCGTATTCTCACACATTTCTTTCCCGTACCGATAATTTCCTCTATAGGTATCCTCGTTTCCGAGAATCGTCTGGACCGCGGAATGCTTGAACTCCTTGCCCTTTTTGCTCCGGTAACCAAGCTCATTCAGCTTGTCGGCAATTCCCTGGAGCGTACAGCCTTGATTCCTCAGTTCAAAGACCTTTTTGACAATTTCCGCTTCTTCCGGCACAACAACAAGCTGCCCGTTTTCGGCCCGATATCCAAGCGGAGGCTTCCCCCCGGCATATCCGCCCTCTCTGGCTGTGGCATACCGTCCCATCGTAGTACGCAGGGCGATATTGTCGCTCTCCAACTGGTTGAAGGAAGACAGAATGCCGATCATGGCCCGTCCCCACGGGGTAGTTGTGTCGAGGGTTTCATTCAGGCTTACAAGGTCAACCCCATTCGCCAGCAGGTCGTCTTCTACAATGGCAAGGGTGTCCCGCTGCTTTCTGGAAAGACGGTCCAGCTTGAAAATGACAATGGCCTCAATTTTCCCGGCCCGAATATCCCGAAGCATTTCCTGAAGTCCCGGACGGTTCGTGTTCCTGCCGGTATATCCGTTGTCCTCGTAGGTCTTTACATATTTCCAGCCCTTGCTTTCAATACAGGCTTTCGCCATACGCTCCTGCTCCGGCAAAGACACTTTCCCGTCCTCACCCTGGGCTTCTGTCGATACCCTGGTATAAACGCACGCCTTTTTCATCTCGTACATAGCTACCGCCTCCGTACATCTTGTTTTCTGTATAATAGCCGATTTACAATTATTTGTCAATTGTAATAATGCACAAATAAGCATCGCCTTTTTTGTTTTTGCCGGAATTTTTGAAAAAGACTGTCTGCGCCCAAAGGGCGCTTTTATAAAATTCGTTTTGGGCCTTTTTATATTTTGCGCGATTTTTGAGCGTCAAGAGCCATTTGCCACTTGCGAATTGAATAGGGAAGGGGCTTTTTGAATTTGCGGGTATTTACGGGGCTAACCCCCGCCGAATCCGCCCGGCCATATCCCCCGCCCCCGGGGCCTGCTGCTGGGGGCTCCCGGCCTGGACCAGAAACCCGCCTGGCGTATGGATTTACAATTTTTCTTGAATTTCTGTAAAATAATGCTTGACATTTATGAAAATATCTATATAATAGTAAATGTAAACAAGAGCAACACAAAAGCCCCGGCATGATTCAGTCCATCGCACCAGGGCAGCCAACAAAGGGGCCTGTACATTATACCAGGCCCCCACACAAAAAACAAGGGGGATTATAAAATGAAATTCAAAACCACGAGAAAGGCCATTGTAAGCGGCTCTTACAATGTAAAATGTGCAGGGTATTGTGACTTGTATTATCTGCTGCACAACCATGAACCCATAGCATATACAAGCGGCGTATACGGCTGGAATTTCGACGTATACGACGTGTACGGTGTTACGATCTGCACCGGCTACAGAGGCATGCCGGGGGCTAGGCTGGAAAAAATCAGCGAATATGAGGAAAAAGCCAAGGCAATTTTAAGATGGGAAGACAACCGCCCGTATGCCGAAAAGGAAACCGCCGTTGAAAACCTTTTGAAAGAATTTTGCGAACTGAATGGGGGCGTTATTTATGACTAAATACAGTTTTACGAACAACGGCGAAACGTGGGAACGAATCACGAAAAAGCAAGCTCGGGCGGCGTATAACAACGGTTTGACCGTCCTGTTTTGCCCGGTGAATATGCGCCCCTTTACTCCGTGGCATTTGGAAATCGACGTAAGCAAGAATACTGAAGGTTACAACGGTGTATCTTTTGAAAAAGCCGTGAACGCTTTTGAGTTTTATAATTGCACCAGCAGCGAAACCGGACGTTATACGGCGTTTTATATCCCGGTTGCAACGCCCCGTCTGGGGCTATGTGATAGGGGGATAAAATAATGGATATTAACGCATTAATGACAGAGCTAGCCCAGTATATCCGCATCCAGGAGGAGGCCGCCGCCACGGTGGAGGCCCTGAAAGACCAAATTAAGGCCGCAATGACCGCCGCCGGGGTTGATACTCTGGTAGGGTCGGAGCACAAGGCAACATACAAGGCCGTTACAAGCTACCGGGTTGATACAACCGCCCTAAAAAAAGATTTACCGGACGTTGTGGCCCGTTATACAAAAACCACCGAAACCCGTAGATTTACGTTTGCATAAGGAGGTAAAACCATGAAAAAATCGTATTATGTTGAGTATTACCGGGATTTTGGCAACACCTATAATCTATACTGGTTGCCATCCGGGGAACCCGCCCCGGCCGGGCTTGAGCGGATAACCTACAAAAGGGCGGTTGAGCTTTGCAAAGATGAGCGGTACCGCCTGAAATACGATCAAGCTTTTTCCGGCTATGCCGATACGTGGATATGGCCGTACCACATATCCGCCGAAGAAATTTGCGACCGGCACCCGCTGGAGCTGCGGACTAGCGGCGGATATGTGGTCCTGGGATTGTAAGGGGGGGTGCAAAAAATGAGCAATTGCAAACAATGCCCGCAAAACCCAGAACGGTGCTATATGTGCAGTACCCGTTTTGGTGGTGCTATAAAGCCTATTCCGGTGATAGCCGGGAGATGCGCTCCCGGCTGGATATGCCCAAAATGTGCCGCAAAGATTGCGGCGTGGCCTAAAAAGGGGGTGTAACCGTGGCGTTAATCGTTATCTTGCTTTTCCCACTGATGGTTTTGGCGGAAATCCTAAAAAATAGCAAATAAGCCGTTTTTTGTGGCAAATAGGGCGGTAAAACCGCCCTATTTGTTAACATTGACAATGTAAAAAATGATTGATATAATGGTTTTATCCCGGTTAATACCGGGAGAAAGGGGCATAAAAAATGACAAAAGAGGGAATTAAGGCCGTACGTTTTTGCATGGGGTATAATACCAATTTGCGGGTAAAACTTACAAAAAAGGTTATTCCCGGCGCTACTTCATACCAGGAAAGCATAAAAAACTTTCTGGAATCCAATTTTTACGGAATTTTTGGGCTGCCAGTGCTTGCCCGCCTGGGCCTCGAGACCACCGATCCCGTGTCACTGGGAATGGAAAGATACGGCATTTTAACGGATTTCTTGTACGATGAAGCATGGGACGTATGCACCGGGGAACCCCGGGACAACTTGCCACCGCTCAAATAAGCACAGCCCCCGGATTTTCCCGGGGGCTTTTCCTTGCCTCCCTATCGCCCGCCCATCGTGGCGGGCTTTTTTATGCCGTTCCCGTGTGGCGGCTCTAGTGGCGTTCTAAGCGGTTTATTTTTTGAAGGTATACTTTTTCATCCGGGCATACTATCGTCTTGCGTGGGCTTTCTAGTGCCGTCACGGTATAGGTGACGTATAATACCGCTATTGCAGGGGCGGTATATGCCCTGTACAGGCCGTTTTCCAGGCGTGGCAAGCTGCACCACGTCCGGGATTTTGTGCCGTCCTGGGAAGCGTGGCGGGGCCGTGGCGGCATAGGCCCATGTGGTCAGGGGCGGCTGCCCATGGGTGAGACCCGCCGATCTGGTCCGGGATTTGCGGGAGGGCAGGGGCCGGGGGTTCTGGGCCGGGCAGGGGAGAGGGAGCGGGCTGAGGGAGCGTGGCATAGTCGAAGGTCATTTTCCGAAAATCATAGTCGTTCATAGTCGAAAGAAAATCCCACCGGCAAAAAGTCGGTGGGATAATTTTATAGTCGATGGGCGTTTTTGCCGGTCATAGTCGAACGCCCTTTTCGGGAGCAGTCAAAACTATAGTCGCTGGCCTATTTTGTTTCCTCTGCATCAATGATCTTGTCAGCCTCGGCTCCGTACACGTCTTCCAGGTACTTCCGGCGCAGGGCTTCCGGGTCTTTGGCTTCTCCCAGCGGGTTTTCAGGCTTCAAGACCACTTCCTGCTGGTCTGTGTAGTTCATATTGTTTTTCATCAAAAAGATTCCGGCAACGGGGTTGATTTTTCCATTTTGCATGAAATCCTCCATCTGAGCGTTGATTAAATCCCTCGCTTTTTTGATAGTGTCACGCACAGAGTCGCTTAAATCCCTGCTTCTAGGCTGATTATTGCACCATCTCCACATAGTCATCCTGTCAACACCGAAAGCTAAAGCGAATCCTGCAAAGGTAGGTTTCATATCATTCTTCGCACAAAGGTCAAAATAATCGAAACATCTTTTCTCTACAGCTTCCAGATCATTCATATCTGGCGTTTTCCACTTCATGATAGTCATGGAATGGTTAATGTACTTGGTATTGTCTCCTGGTTCCAGATCAGGAACTTGATAAGGCTTCTTTTTTAGTTTATTACTTTCTGCCAAAGTCGTTTTCCTCCTTTACTATCTAGTAGATTTAATATATGTTCCATAATACACACACACTACAAGATATAAGATTTATATATATTACATATATCAAATATATCTTGTTAATAAGAAGCAGCTCATTCTTTGGCTTCCGCCGGAACCTCGACTGTGATTTTCACCACATTCCTATCACAGAAGTACACTGATTTGGTTGTTCCCATGAGTTCTTTTGCCACTGCTCCATCATCACTATTGACAGTAAACGCAAATTTGCACTTTTCCCCGATTAAACCAACAAAATCCTGAGCGTTTATACATCCATACTCTCGAAGCTTTATAACAAAGGAATATGCCCTAGGCCCTCCGCTGCCATCAAGTGAGGGCTTTTCACCGTCCTGCTCCGAGGCGCCATTTCCCTTGAGTATAACACTCTCGGGTGGTTGCAAAAGTTCATAGTATACGTCCATACATCCTTGCGTTACCCTCAAACCATTTTTCGCTCCAGGTTCAAGGCACCGGCTGAATTCGTGGCTGTCCCACTTTGGTTCTACCGGGATGGCCTTGAACTCCCACCATTCGGAACCGTCATATTCGGCTCTTTCCAGCCACCAGTTATCCCCGACCACAACAAGGTCTTCTGGAATTTCCGCCCCTCCGTATCCGTTATCGTATTCAAAGTTGGCCTGTTTTGCAAAGTCCTCCCATGTGCATTTTGCGCTGATAGATGCTCTGCCTACCCACCGAACATCCGCAGGAGTTTTGCCGTTTTCTTTCAACGCATCCAGCGTTTCTTTCAGCAGATTCATTTTTTATCCCCTCCATTTCCCGACCTTATAGTCGTACTCTTTCAGGCAATCGTACCGCTCCCGGAACGGGTAGAACGTCTCACCGTTTCCTTTGTATGCTTCCGTGAGAGCCTTGTCCAGCTGCTCCTGATACCAGTCCGCTTCATCGTTTGGCAGGAACGCCGGGCGGAAATACTGCATGACCTCGTTGGTTTTCCGCATGAGCTTCAGGATTCTAGCCCCGCTGAATGTATCCTTTCCCATGGTCTCCGGGTCTCGTAGGGCCAGGGAGATATAGTCGCACATCTGTTGCACACCCAACGCCCAGCCATCGTCAAAGCAAGCTTTCTGAATTGCTTCCTGTTTGGCTAGAAAAGTGTTCTTTGCCATTTGTAAACTCACCCTTTCTTTTTATAAGACTATCTGATATATTATTATACAAAACATACACACATGAATAATATTATATTTTTATATATATAATACCAGATAGTCTTATATATTAGACCCACGCCGGGCCATTGAGCTATTTCCCTTTGATTATCCGATGGCCGTTCTGCTGCTGCTTTAGTGCCTCCCGCTCGGCCCACTTTTCGGCCTTGGCCATAAGGTAGCTTATGCAGGTATCGGAGCAAGCGGGGCTTCTATTCTTACAGCCCAGGCAGCAGGAGAAATACCTCATACCCTGCCAGGGCGGTTGCTGGGCCATTACCACCACCCCCAGAGTACCGTCTTGATCCAGCCGGGGATAGGGGAATGCAGCGTGGCCCGGATCAGCCAGAGGCGGTAGCGGCCGTTTAAGTACATGGCCACCAAACACACGATGGCCAGCACCAGGAACACGGCCAGGACTTCCAGCAGGGCCAGGAGGGCTTCTTTAAGTTCGTTCATCGGGCGGCTCCTTTCTGGGTTTGCGTTTTTCGGCAATGCGCCGTTTCTCCGCTTCTCTCAGGGCTTGGAATACCATGATGTAAATGTCCATGGTGTAGTCGTTACTTACCGGAATCAGCGGGGCTACAAAGTTCCAACAATCCATGTAAGTTAGATCACTGCTCATACGGTTTTCAACCACCTTTCTTCTTGGTTCAACGGTGTAGAATTGGTGGGCTGTTCTCTTTCTTGCCCGTAACTGCAAAAGCAATATTCTACCGGATTGAAAAGGCCGTTGTGGTTGATGCACCTATCGTAAGCGTCTTCGGGGCAGAAGAAAATACACTCCCGGCATTGGACAATTGTAGTTTCGTTGCTCATTTTTCGTCCCCCTTTGCCAGCCATTCTAGGAACTTCTCCCTGTTTTTGTTGTACTCGTAAACAAGGCTTTCCGCTTTCCAAACTGCCCGTAATTTTGTGTTGGCGAGTACCCATAATTCACACGCAATCTCGATGAAAAATGCAGACATGATTACAAAAAGAGCAAACCCGCCAATGGCCATTAAAGCATACCCAATTGATAGGGATAAGGCGTTAATCATTGTTTTCCACCTTTCTTTTTCCGCTGCTGCAAAAATCATCCATTTCTACGCACACCGCCTCACCTTTATAACCTCTGGCATTTGAGTAAGGCTCGGTATGCAGCATACACATGGGGTATTCGTCTCCATGGCGGTGGATGCAGTCTCGGCAGCGGACGATATGGAGCGTTTCAACAAACCCATCTGCGAAACCGGCATCATACCCCGCCTTGTACTGCCCCCGATCATATTTCAGGGCTTTCAAAAGTTCTTCCTGATTCACCTGAATACCAATTTTTGCAATGGCCCGAACTACGGCATCTCCAATGTCATACTGGAAATCGTTCGGATTCAAACTTACAGGTGGGGCGTATCCATTAAGTTCTTCCATTTTGTTCCTCCTCCGGCGGTTCAGGGAGCGGCATCCAGAAAAGAACTTTGGTATCTCTGCCAGTGGAAACCTCACCGCCCCAATTCCCGTTGTACTGGAATCCGATACCGTATGTCTGCCACAGTCTGTTGTAGTTACCGTACCGGAAATACTGGTACCAACACAAAACATATTGCCCGTCCTCCGGCAGCCTCTCGCTGCACGGAATCCAACGGTGAGTTGGTTCTACATCTTCCGGGCATTGGAGGGAAATAAGCTCCTTGATGCACTTGCAAGCATCGTTCCACCCCTCGGCATACTGCGAATTGAGGTATTCTGTAGCTGATCGCATTTCTGTGTTTTTGGCACAATCCATAGCCGTGCTAATTTTGATACAATCCTCCATGGTTATCCCTCCAATTTCATGAAACATCCCCAAAACGTTTGCGACTTTTTCCCACTGTGATGTCCAAATAACGGTTTTTCGCCAATTGCTTTCCATACCTTGCTCGCCGGGATCTGCGTCTCCGACCACTTAAATATCAGCACCCCGTCTGGCTTTAAGACCCGCATACATTCCCAGAACCCATCATGTAACATCCTGGGCCAGTTTTCGTCAAGTTTCCCATACTTTTTGCACATCCATGATTTTTCACCAACATTTACAAGATGTGGAGGATCGAAAACCACAAGAGCGAATTTGTTATCATCGAACGGCAAATCTGTAAAATCACATATTACATCCGGATTCACAAAACATGTGCGTTCGGATTCACCATTGCCCGATTTCCAGATATTTGTAAGATGTTCTGTTCTTTTGTCTGCGTATATTGCATTGGGATGATTCTTGTTAAACCATATGGTTTTGGATCCGCAAGTTACATCCGAGATTTTTTTATTGCTGTCCATTGTTATCTCCTTCCCGCCCGGGTTGCCCCGGGCTTTTAAATGCGTCGATTTCGAGGCGGTTAAACCAATCCGCCCCACTGTTCCGCCATTGCGGCGGCAATACCGGGGAAGGTTTTGCTGCGCTCTTTCGCCGCCCTTTTCCCTTTTTTTGTCCATACTCCAGGTCTTGCTGCCCCTCCGTGCGGCGTGGTTTCGACCCACTTACCGGCAGGCACAACCAGATCCGTAGCAAAAAGCGGGGGAAGATGTTTTAGCCAGAGACACGTTGCCTTGAGATATTCATGGCCAAACATATACGGCTGGATGATCTTGTTGTATGGCGGCAGCCCGAAAATTTTCAGTGGTATTGGATTTTCAACGGCGATTCTCGGAATATCAGCATTCAAGAATTTCAAGAAAAATTCCGCTGCTTTTTGGCCTTTTTCATATCGATCCTGCTGAATAAACCCATCAATCCGCAGCCGGTTCCCACCGGCTTTGCTCAGATAGGTACACGGCGGATGTGCTATCAGCAAATCCCACTGCCCCACATCATGCGTCTGTCCGTCCATGGTGGTCACTCGCCCCCCCTCGATGGCTTTCAGGGCATCCCCCAGGATATGCCATTCCGGGTGGCCCCCGCTGGGTTCCTGGATGTCACAGGAGTAGGCTTCATGCCCTTTTGCCCGGAACGCCTTGCACACGGTTTGCGATTCCTCGCAGGCTATCAGAACTTTCATTCGTCTGTCACCTCCAAATAATCCTCCATGCTGGTCTGTCCCGGCAAAACATCGTACTCCATCCACCAGCGGAACACATCTTTTGCGGTAGTTTCCATACGCCACGAACCATCCAGCTTTCCACGCCGTCTGCGTTCCTCTAGCATCCTGTCGAATGCTCGCAGATAGAGATTTTTGTACTTCGGCCGCCGGGCGAACTCGATTTCCCGGCCTTTCCTGCCAGCCATGGGGCATCCGATACAGCCAACCCGGCATTGCCCCTCTGCGTAAAGCGGGTTCATGGGAATTTTAGCATCGGCAATGAAGCCATACACATCCTCATCCGCCCAGTCTATGATAGGGTTCACAACTCTTTTCGCTTTCAATCGGCAATTTTCAAAAAGCATCCGCTTTTCGTCATTGTCATTGGCAAGAATGATGTTTTTATCCTTGGTTGCACCCAGTTTTTCGTAGATTCCCCGGTTGTTTTTCCGGGATGCAGATTCAGCCCAGCGAACGCCGGTGCAGATGAACCGCCCTGCCCCACCTGTTTCTTTCAGCACAGAACAGCAGTAGCGCACCAGCCGTGTAGGCGGCATGAGCTTTTGTGGAATCAGGCTCCACATGGACACCCGCTGCCCCTTGTAAACCGGCATATTCACGGTGCATTTGTAGCCTTTTTCTTCAAGTCGCTTGAACTCGCTTCGCACGAATCGCACCGTCTCCGGGGCATCGGCTGTGGTGTGGTTATGCTGAAACTCGCAGGGGATGCCGGAACGGATTGCCAGCTCCGTGATAACCCCGGAATCTTTGCCGCCGGAAATGCAGATAACCAAGGGCTGCTGATACGCCATGAGGGACATATCAGAGGCGGCTTTCAGGCGTTCGATGGCCATTTGCTCCAAATCATTCATGACGTTCCTCCACCGGGGCTTTGAGCCAGTAGAGCCAACAGTTTCTACATGTGAGATGGCACTGGTAACAGCCAGGTGGGCAAGATTGGCCTAAGACGGATTTTACCATCACCTCATCCGTCATCGCCCGGATTCTGTCGCCGTTTGTAATGATTTTCTTCCCGTTCATGTTCCATTTCCTTTCTTTTCTGCCCGTTTCCGTTCCCGATACCGGGCTTCTCGCTGCATCTGGTTTTTGCGAAAGCATTCCCAAGAGCAGTAGGTTTTCCGCAAATCTGGCCCTACCTCTTTGCCACAGATTGGGCAAATCCTCGGCCCGCCCGTGCCGTGGGCAGCGGAGCGGTTGCGGCGGAGCTTATCTTCCTTTTCACACTCTTTGGAGCACAGCGCCCGGCGGCGTGGGGGTAGGATGTTCCCGCAGATACGGCAGCGGGGAATGTCCTCAAAGTCCAGCAGGGCCGCTTCCAGCTGCTTTTGTCGTTTGCCCTTTTGCGGGGCGGCAAGGGTTCCAGATCGCTTTTTGGCTATGTAGTCCCCGTAGTGGAGGCCGTAGATCAGTACAGCGTCCCCGGCATCGGCGCAGGAGGGGCAGCGGCCTTTGCGGTCTACCTCGTTGACAGCCACGAAGCAAATCTTGCAACGCTTCACAGCGACACCGCCCCCTTTAGCCGCCAGTTCTTCTTCCTGTCTTTGCCCAGGCTGAATGTCTTGGCTTTCTCTACGATTCTTCCCGCCACAGCTTCGTCAATGTCCAGCAGCTCGTCAACGGTGCATTCGCTGGAAATGATGGTCAAAAGCTCCGGGTTGCCGTATCGGCAGTTCAGAATCTCAAAGGCTAGGTTCACATCTGCCCCTGTGGGCCTCTGGGCGGCACCATCCTGGCTTTTACCTGTCTTGAACAGGTCGTCTATGTACAGGACTTTTACGGTCTTGTAGCGGTCAATAGCGGCCCCATACGCTTCCGCATCTTTCACGGATGCTTTCAGTTTCACCACATCGTCCCGCCAGAGCATATACTGTACCGGCATCCCAAGAAGAAGAAACTCCCGGCAGATTGCTGTGCAGATATGAGTTTTGCCGCTTCCGCTCTGTCCACCGATGAAGAACCACCCGCTCGGCTCTTTGGCATAGGCCATGGCAGCATCTTTGATCTGCTTCTGCCAATCCTCGTTCGCTTGGTACTTGGTAAATGTGTAGTCCCGGATGATGTCTTTAAGCCCGCTCTGCTTCATGCGGTTGATGGTTTTTCGCATCTCCATACACTCGCAGTCCCGGAAAGCCAGCCGCCAGAAGCCGTTTTCGTCCTCGTAGGCCCTCGCAAGGGTTCCTTTGTTCCGGCATTTGTCGCACTTGTACCCGTCCTCGCCGTCCAGGTGGCCGTCAGAGCGATTAAAGCATTCTGCCTTATACTTTTCCAACTTTCCCGGTTCCGTGGCTCCACGGTCACAGGTAGACTCCGTAGCGTACTTTAGAAGCTCCGCTATCCGCTCCATTTCGTTCAGCCTCCTTTCTGGCTTTATTCAAGTATCCTTCAAACTTGGTTCCGAACAGTGTTTCAGGCCTCATGTACCGTTCCATGCGTTTGTCCTGTGACCACTCCCTGCACTGGGCTTCAATCACGGTTCTGAAATCTTCCAGGGTGAAGCCCTCTGCAAACCTAGCATGAATCAGGGACTTGGTTTTACCGGTGGTGTACTTGTAATGCGTTCCTGCATTCCTGTTCAGGCACTCCACAATCTCCTGGTAGGGGATTTTGGGCTTTTCAGGGGGTTCTTCATCAGGCAAGTAGGGGGGCAAAGTCGAGTTTTGCTCGATAATATGTCTCTTGTATTCTCCTATACTGTCCTTTCCTATACTAACCTTACCTGAGGCGACCGTTTGGCAACCATCTGGCAACCGCTCGGCAACCGTTTGGCAACCAAAAGTGTAAGCACCGTTCTCTTTGATACCAAGTTGCGCCAATTCCTCTTGAAAATTTGTCGGAATGTATCTGTCTTTCCGTAATGTGTTGTGCATTCGCCAATGCTTGATGACGATCACACCACTGTCAAACCGGATGATGAACCGTTTTGCCATTAGGATTTTTAGATCATCAACCCCTGCGTGAGCCTTGAACATGGCATTCTGAATCTGGTTATTGAAACCATCATCATCCGCACCTTGGTTCAGGTGGAAATAGAGGGCTTGTGCGGCGGCTGACATTTCGATGAACTGGTCACTGTCTGTGACTTTCTTGGAAAACATTCTCCGTTCAGCCATCGGAAGCCCTCCTGTTCCATGCATCAGCTGCCCCTTGCTGGTCGTTTGAAATGGAAATGTCACCGCTTTCGGTCAATTTCACCACTAGTCTGTACCGGCCAGGGAGTCTTAGACCGCACTCGCTACACCTGACTGCAATATATGCGGAAAGCAAGTCGGTTTCGTCAAGGGAGAATATTTTTTGGATGCTAAAAACTGCCTTTCCCCCGCAAAACGGGCATGGTTTTAGTTCAATTTTGCTCATGCCTGTTACACCTCCCTAACCTGGATTCCGTACCGCTCCAACATCAATTTCCGCTTGATAACGAACTTGGCGTAAGCCGCACTTGACGGGTCTCTGTAGCCCTTTACGTCCTCCACAACGGTCTCGCCGTCCTTGGCTGTGTACACAAAGTCGGCCACATAGCTGCATTCATGCTCAACGACTTTTCCGGGCTTCCTGCGGCCCTTGTTCGGGCCGCTCTTGTAGACTTCAAAGCTCGCTTCCCTCTGGGTTGGAATCAGCACATATTTCACCTGGGTTTGGAGGTTTTGGATTTGACCGCTCCATTGCAGAAGTTGAAGCTCCTGATACCTCCGGGCCTCTTTTTTGCTGTCAAATTCCTTGCCGCCAACACTGGTTTTTTTGTTTCCGTATTTACGCCGAACCATTTTTAACACCTCTTGTCATACCCCGTGGGGGTATTAATCCCACGGATAATTGGTACTGTACTGTCAATCTTTTTTGCAAAAGATTGATTATCCAGGGCTAGAACGGTAATTGCGCGTCCTCGTCCTCGACCATGGCATAATCATTGCGCTGCGCAGGATATGCCATATCAGGCTCACAGCTAGCTTGTGCGCCGTTTTCTTTGCCGCCGCAGAAATAGACACTAGTAGCCACAATTTCTGCTCTGCTTCTTTTCTGGCCGCTCTTATCGGTATACCGCTGGATTTGCAGTCTGCCCGTTACCATGGCCATCTGGCCCTTGTGGAAATACTTGGCGGCGTTTTCTCCGGCGGCTCCAAAGGCAGTACAGTCCAGGAAGTCCACCTCTTTCTCGCCGGTCTGCTGGTTCTTAAAATCACGGTCGCAGGCCAGGGTGAAGCTGGTGATGGCTTTCCCGGCGGCGGTTCTTCGCAGTTCCGGGTCTCGGACAAGCCGCCCGGAAACGGAGATACAGTTAAGCATTGTCCGCTACCTCCTGGGTGATGACTTCGCCGGTCTCGCTGTCTACCTCGATATATTCCGTCATGTCGGGGATGTCTGCCATGTCGGAGGAAATGTCAACCTTGGTGGTCTCGTCCTGGGCCACGCCACGAACAAAGTCAGACTTCAAGGGAGCGTATTTCAGCACCTTTTTCAGCACGGTTTTCTTCGCCATTTCTTCAAAATTGGTCTGCCACGGGCCGTTCCCGAAGGACTTAGAGAACTTCCGGGCGTGTTCGTTGATCTCCTCCACGCTCATAACCTGGAATCCGTAGCCGCCGTCCTTGGTCTTGAACATAGCGTAGTAGGCAACGGGGTTGCCCCGGTTGCTCTTTGCAGGGACGTGGCGCAGCTTCGGGTCAAGGCCAAGTTCATACTGGAAATCGTCATGTTCGTAGACAGTGTGCGCCTGGATAATGGAGACTTCACCGGAACGGTACGCCAGGTCGATCAAGCCCTTATAGCCAAGCTGGAATTGGCACTCCATCCGTCCGTGGTTGCGGAAAGGAATCAGGTAGGCCTGTCCAAGGGGGGTATTGGGTTCCAAGCCCAGCTGGGCGGCGGTCATCATTGCGCCCAAAAAAGACTGGGGCGTACACTCTTTCAGCTTCGGGTTTGCGGACAGGGCAGACAGGGTGATTCTGCTGAATCGCTCCGGGGTCATCACGCTGGGAAGTGCCGCCTGAATAGCGGGCTTCATAACCTCAATGTAGTCCTGGATGCTGCTGGGCTTCTTCGCCTTGCTGACCGCCTGAGAGGTTGCGGCGGTGGCGTTCTGAATCATGTTATTTGCCATTATTCGTCATTCTCCTTTTTGAATCGAAAAGTTCTGCTTTCCGATGTTTTCATGTATTCTTCCTGGATTTCGCCGTGGTCTTTCTCCCATTTCTTCCTGTCAAAAGTTTGCCGTTTCTGGCTTTTCCAGCTGACGGAATAGGTGCTGTAAAATCCCTTTTCGGCGGTTCCTAATGTCTCCATAACTCTTGCTTGTGCTGCCTTTTTCTTTTCTTCCAGTTCCTTGATTTGCCGGGCGCATTCGTCCAGAATCGCAAGGTCTGCGGCGCATCCGGTCAGGTCTACGGCATCCGCTTCCGGGTCGCTCACCGGGAATGCAGCGTTCAGGGCATCCACTGTGGAATCCATGCCGTCAATCTCCGGGGGAAGGTCGTTCTGAACTTGATACCAGAAGTTTTCTTCTGCCTTCATCAAAGCGGATATTTCAGCTTCGTCACGCTCTACAGTAAACCATTTGAATTGTTTATTCCCGATTAGGACAGCTAAGTAGCAACGGCTTTTTTCTGTGATAGCCAAGTAATGCACCATTTGAGCGTAATAATGTGCAGGATATTCGCCATTTTTGAATTTCTTCATACTTAACGAATCGCACGTTTTTATTTCTAACAAAGCATCCTCCCCGACGATTACTCTATCTACATTTGCGTGCGCCCATGGGTATTTGCTGTTGTAAATGAATGCGTTCCTACGTTTTACTTTCTTCCCGGTTTCTTTCTCAAACTTTTTTGCAACAAATTCTTCAAGAAATGCTCCGACTTCTGTGGCTAGATTTCCCTCAAAACCGGGTACTTTACCTGTTTTTTCAGCCCATAGAGCATACTGGGAAACATACGCATTTAGGCCGATTACAGCCGCAGCATCAGAGCCTCCTATTGAATGTTTTCTCCGTTTTATCCATTCATCATGTGGCATATTTGCTGTAGAAACGTAAGAAATTGTTTCATTCACGCTTTACACACCTCCTTGTAGAAGATTGCATTTCCGGTGGAATCCATCTACAATTATCAGGGCAATAATCGCCGTCTGGGTCAATGCGGTCAATAGTCAGGTTTTCTGCATACCCATTCGACAAAGCCCATTCTCTAAAAGCCTCAAACGAGTTCTTCCATTCATCACAAACACGAATGCCACGACCTCCGTACAAACGGTATCGATTGTTGCATGGAGAGTAGCACCTTGCTTTCATTGCGTGCCATGAGTTGTACACACGATTTCTGTTAGGCACATACGCTCCCTGTGACTTAAACCTAAGGCATCCGCAACTTTTTGTGTTGCCAGTAACTAAGTTTCCGTTCTGGACTACTACCTCTTTGCCGCAATCACATTTGCAAAGCCAGCGTGTCTGCCTGTTTTCTTTCCTCGAACAACGGCTGTATAGGCTTACAACCGTCAAATCTCCAAACCTTTGCCCTGTGCGGTCAATGAAGTTAGGCATATCACTCCACCTCCGCTGCCTCGTTAAATTCTGTCATGGCATCGATACAATCAAGGCAGTAGTATTCATCGTGGGACTTGATGTAAACCAGTTTCGGCCCGGTGATCTCTTTGCCGCATCTGTTGCAGCGGGGGAGGGAAGCAAGGTATCTGTCCCATTTCGCCTCCCGGTCTGCTGCTTGCTGCGCAGGATCGTAACATTTTGGAATGTTCATTGCTGCACCCCCTGTGCCACCTGGGCAGCGGCACCGAAAACGGCTACACCGGCAACGGCTACGGCATATCCCATGGGAACGGCCCCGGTGTTACCCAGGATTGCTGCCGCCCCGGCGGTTGCCATCATGCCCGTTGCCACGATGACACTTTCCAGACTGGGGGCCTGGTTCTGCTCCACAAAAGGGGTTCGATTGGCCCGGCAAGCCATCCTCACGGCATCCTCCATGTGGGCCTCGTTCCAGCGGTCAGCCCACTTCTGGCTAAGCCGGTCTTTAACGGCTTGAATCTCCTGTGGCGTAGCATCTTTTGCACTCATGTTCATCCCTCCGACTTATATTTCAGTTCCAGAGATTCCGCAGTCCACCCCTCGGCCCGGAGCTGCTTCCCACGCTTTTCCAGGTTTTGGAGGCTCCACATATACTTCCTCCTGCGGTAGATCAGGTTCTGTTCCTTTTTGGCAAGCTTTACGTCCGGGGAAGCTTGCAGACGGGCGATCTCGGCCTCTACCAGCTCGTCAGGTGTAGCTTTCCGTCTGCTCATTTGGTTTTCTCCCTATAGGGCTTTACGTCTCGGTCGGCAACAAACTGTCCGCGTCCGACCTTGTCACTGTATCGGCTGTAACCATCTGCTTGCCACAAGACGAGCGTTACGATTGTGCCTATGTCAAACGAATGGCGCATATCGGGGCTGTTTCCAACGATAACGAACTTGTCTCCAATCTTGGGCTTGCTGGCTTCCGTCTTCTTCTGAAGCAGCCGCTCCACGGCGATTCTTGCACCCTCTGCACGGCTGTATTCGTCCTTGGGTTTGCACCGTGCGTTCTCCACCTTGACCACCTTGCCGTTCTTGTAGAGTTCCGCTACAGTCATGCGGACACAGAAGCGGATGGTAACGGAGAGATTTTCATCGGCGGGTTTCTCCGGCTCTGCAAGGCCGGAAATCATATTATCGCGCCAATACCAGCCGGTTCCAAGATATTCAGTGCTATCTTCCAGCATCCTATATACGGATTCCTCCACTTTTCTAATGGTCATGGTTTTCCCAAGCCATTTATCCATTCCGCCGTCATCATTCATATAGATGGTTCGGTGGTTCACAATCCGCACCTTATCTCCAACTTTGTACTTTGCCATTTTAATTAACTCCTTTCAAAATCCTACCGGCCTACGTCCCATGCGTTCAATGTGCCACTGTACATACCGTTCCCGGTCAGACAGGGCGAACATCAGGGCATTTTTCCCTAAATCTCGGATTGCGGACTGGTGTTCCAGCTCTGCCTGTATTTTTTGCAGATCCTCTCGGCCCGCATCAGAAACTCGTCCCCCTTGGGTGATACCAGAGACCCGGACAGAACGCTGCTCACTGTCTGCGGATTGATGCTGAATCCTTCCTTGACTAGCAGTTCGTGCATCAGCCAAACATTCGAAAGTTTGTTCATGTCGATTGTCATGCGGATAAACGTTGCTTTCTGCGCCCGCTCTTTCGGCGTTCTCGGAAGCGTAGCGATTTCTGCCAAATTCCATACACTCCTTCCTTTCGTTGTGAATTTGAACAAATTTTAGAAAAATAGTTGAAATCATTGGTGGCGTATGCTATATTGATGTTGTCAGAAACCAATAACCATTCGCCACTCGCCGGAGCGGGAACTCTGAAAAAGCAGGGTTCCTACCCCGTGGATTTTTGCACCCTTTTTCTGTGAAGTTTTGTTCATGTGCTTAGTATAGCTTACATAGTTTACTTTGTCAACACAAATTCACGTCAAAGGTTTATTTTGTCACAATGCACAATATGTATGGAGTGATCAGGCTATGTTCTACACTAAATTTGTGAAACTTTGCAATGAGCGCAATATCAGCCCGTCAGCGGTAGCCGAACAAATAGGTTTGTCCAGGGCCGCAAATACAAAATGGGGTGCTGGGCAAATCCCAAGGAAAGCAACCATGCAAAAGATTGCCGACTATTTTGAAGTTCCGATTTCTTACTTCTATGAAGAAACGGAAGAAAAAGAAAAAGCCCCGGTTTCCAATAAGAAAACCGAGACCCTTTTGAAATTGATTGAAATGCTTACTCCCGAGAATCAGGATCGTTTGATTGACAACATTTCTGCGATGCTAAAAGAGCAGTAGCCAACGCAATAATCCTATCCTGATTCGCTTCTGTCAACCGTTCAAACATTTCAATGATTTCTTCTTGCATTTGCAACCGCTCCCTTGCTTTAATTTGTTGTCGAATGTTTGTTTGCGTATGGCCCTTTGGTTATAACACTGATATAGTCCAATAAAGCGGACTATATCAATGCCCGGCCACCGTGCCACAAGTGGCCGGGCCGCCGCCGGTGTGGTGTGTCCCTCGCCGTTGGCTTGTCATAATGGTACATGATTGCCGGATTACCGTAAAGATTTTGCGGGGTAATCCGGTGCTTGTAAAAGAAATATGCCTTCCTTATACAGAAATGTGGGGTGAAATCATGGAGGAAAAGACAATTATACAAAAAATCAATCCAATTTGCGAAAACTTGCCAAAAAAGATGAAAATGGTAAAGGAACAGCAGAGAAAGACAAACCAGCAAATAATTGATAGCACCGGGATAAGTGAATCTACGGTGAAAAAATTCTTTTCCGGACATTTGAACGGCCCCAGTATCTACGATGTGACGGCAATAGCCATTGACCTGGGCCTGTCCCTGGACGAACTCATGGAGCTTACGCCCCCAAAGGAAGATAACGAAGATGAACTCACTAAATTGAAGATTGAACTCGCTCATAAAGAGGAATTGCTCACCGAAAAAGAGAGAATCGTATCCGTTTCGCAGGAACGTGTGCGGGCGATGCAGAGAGAGCTATATCACGTTCGCAGAGATTGGCGTTCCGTAGCATTCGCTGCCTGTTCCATTGCGGTACTGCTAGGGTTCTTTTTGATGATATACGTTGTTCTGGATGCCCGGAATCCAAACATGGGCCTGTTCCGGCGGCAGGAGATAAGCCCCATCGTTTATGTTGCGGCGTTCTCCATCGCCCTGGTCCTGTTTTTGATAGCCCATTCGCTCGTTAAGAAAAAAGTTGGTGATAAAAATGCAGATGATACCAATTGATTTATCAGCCCTGACAGCTTCGGAGCAACAGCAGTTTACGGAGAATCCATCTGTCCTAAGCACGGACTGTGATGTGGTGTGCTGCCTTTATATGCGGTATTCATCCGACAGGCAAACAGAGCAATCCATAGAGGGACAGCTCCGGGAACTGCTGACATTTTGTCACCGGAACAGATACCGGGTTGCTGCTATCTATGTAGACCGGGCCATTTCTGCCCACGCAAGCATGGAGAAAAGACCGGCATTCCAACAGATGCTATCTGACAGTGCCAGAGCGGCTTGGAAAACGGTTTTGGTGTACAAGTTGGATAGATTTGCCCGGAACAGAGAAGATGCCGCCGTGGCCCGTATGCGGCTCCGTAAGAACGGCTGCAATGTAGAATCCGCAAAGGAGGGTATCTCTAAAAACCCAGAGGGCGTTATCCTGGAATCCATCCTGGAGGGCATGGCGGAATATTACTCCCTGGAACTGTCCCAAAAAATAACCAGAGGAATGAGAGAATCAGCTCTCAAAGGCCAAGCCGTTGGTGGCTCTGTCCCCCTTGGGTATAAAATCGAAAAGAAAAAATGGGTCTTAGATCCCCTCACCGCCCCGCTGGTGTCGGAAGCATTCACCCGCTACGCAGACGGTGAAACCGTGGCTGATATTTGCGCCGACTTTAATTCCAGAGGATACCGCACAGCCAAGGGAGCGCAGTTCAATAAGTCCAGCTTCAAAAACATTTTCCGCAATGAAAAGTATATCGGGGTGTACAAGTACTTGGATATAAGAACAGAGGATGCCTTGCCAAGAATCGTAGAGGATGATGTGTGGCGCAAGGTGCAAAGCCGCCTGAAAGTCAATGAGCAAGCCCCAGCCAGAGGAAAAGCCAAGGTGCCGTATCTATTGGCGGGAAAAATTTTCTGCGGACATTGCGGCTCTCCGATGGTCGGAGAGTGCGGAAGAGGAAAGGGCGGGAAAACTTACAATTACTACTCCTGCGCCAACAGGAAACGGAATGGAGGCTGCGACAAAAAACCAGCCCCCAAGGACTGGATAGAAGATGTTGTAGCCCATGATGCCTTGAAAGTCCTCACGGACGAAGTGATTGAATATGTGGCAACAGTCGCCGCGCAGCAGTCTGAAAATGAAATCCAGCAGAATACCAATATCCCGGCCCTACAAGCGCAGATAGCCGAAACAGACCGCAAAATCAAAAATCTAATGAAAGCCCTGGAAGCCGCCTCCACCGCCCCGGATGTTCTGGTAGCCAGAATTGCAGACCTGGAATCCCAAAAGAAAGGACTCACCGCCCAGCTGTCCGAAGAAAAGCAAAGCGTGATACCCCTCACCAAAGAAATGGTAGTCTACTTCCTAGAAAGCGTTCGCAGCCAGGTTCTGGACTTGGAAACCCAGAAACCCATGCTGTTCTCTCTTTTGATAAACTCCGTCACCGTTTATGATGACGAACCGGGGTACATGAAATTCGAAACGGCCTATAATCTTACGCAAATACCCGCAAAAACCTATAGAGTCCCAACTTCCGGAATATGTAAGTGTTCGGATATTGGGCTGATAAGTCCACCATTGGACACATATCCGAACACCATAGCAGTGGTTGGAATGGTATTTGTCCAAACCAAAAGACACGCCTTGCCTTAGTTGGCAGGGCGTGTTATTTTTTACCGTTTATACATGGCTTGGAGAACGCCAACCTTTTCGGCTTTCTCGATCTCACGCTGGTGGAGATAATTGTAAATAGCCATCATCTCGGCGGGCGGTTCGCCTTTCTCCCGGCGGTATTTTTCAATCAGGCGAACGACTTCTTTATGCAGAGCTGTGAAGTGGCCCTGCTCCTCACCAGAAAGCTTGAAGTACAGCTCGGCGGTTTCGGGGTAGATGCTCTTGTACTCAACGGCTTTCTTGGCGTACTTGGTAGCATCCTCAATTTCTTCTTCGATCTGCTTTTGCAGCTCGTCAATGATTTTCATGGGCTATGCCTCCTTGATATAGTTTAGAAGCTTGTCGATTTCTGCCCGATCAAAGGACAACTTTCCGACAAACGGAATATCAAATTCCAACGGTTTCCGAACCTGTGGGGCGAAAGCGTTGTATAGCGCATCCTCGTCAATTTTTCCATCGTCAAAAACGCCTGACAGCTTTATAATAGGAATGGATTCCATCTTCTCAAAAAGCTGCGGGGTCCTTTTGGCGTACAGAGATACAACCCCGGCAACAGCCATAGCCTTCATTTCGGGCAGATGAGGAAGCACCTCTCGCTCTATGTACCGCAGCGCACCATTCACAAATCGTTCTTTCGAAACCATGGTTCCCTCCAATTATTGTTGGGGCGGCATTTGCCGCCCCTTTTTGATTAGGCAGCAGCAGCGGCAGGAGCCGTCCAGCTGTTCTTGGCGGGCATGGGTTCAGGACACACATTTCCAATGGGAATGACGGTCTTGGTCAGCCCGGACAGCGTGTTAAGCGCAGACTGCATACAGCTGATGTTTGCGGTGATCTGGGCATTGACAACCGCCTGAGCGGAAATCTGTCCCTCAACGCCACGCAGACGACCGTCAAGATACTGGTACATGTCCAGAATCTTCTGGTCGGTGTAGGTGTTGGCATCCCGCAGTTTGATGTCGGCCTTGAGTGCCGCAATCTCAGCAGACTGTCCAGCCTCGTAGCGATTGACAACGTGGTCGCCCTCGGCGCAACCGTTCACGGCATTAAAGCCGCCCGCCATGTTCAGCAGGGTAGCAATACCGCCGATGTAACCACCGATACCGCCCACACGGTCGGCGGCAGTGAAATTCAGAGCCATAACATTTCCTCCTTAAAAAATTTTTAGAGGTGGCCACCTTCTGGCATTATAATAGCAAAAAACCAGGCGAACGAATCATCATCGTTTCGCCTGGTTTTTGTCAGAAAATCGTCAATTTGTGGTCAAATAACTAGGTCATCCGGGAGTGTGGCACTGTACCCCTTGACTGCATCATATTTCTGCTGCAATCTTCGGACAACCCTGGTTATCGTGGCTTGGGACACATGGAGATTTTGCGATTGCCAAATCTGGCTTTTCCCGGCGGCACGGGTGGTTAGAATGTCCATTTCCAGAGGCGTTAAATACGCCAGCCTGTCAAATTCTTTCACAACCACCCGGTTAATCCGGGACTTGTCCAAATCTTCCTTATTCCTCCTTGGGCTTTTTGTAATTCATAGCCTGCCGACTGTCTTTCATCCCGGCGGTAGTCGGGTCGGCCACCACACCCAGAATCACCAGCACGCCAAACACCGCATTTACAACGGCAATGAGCCGATTCCCCAGCTCACCCAAATCCAGGGTGTAGCCGAAAACAGCTGCCACAGTCTGCACCAGCAGCAGCAGGGCGGGAATCACCGCAAGCCAAAAGGCCTTGTTCTTGATACGTACGGTCCAGTTGATGTTTTTCATAATGTTCTCCTTTCAATTTTCAGCCAAGCCCAAACTTGGCCAGAATGTAACCCATGACGGCAGATACCGCGATATACACGGCCTTCTCCACCACGAATTTCCAACGTTTCCCAGGTTCAGCTTTTAGGTCCTGCACATCGCTGCAAAGGCCGTCCACCTTGGCCCCGGTGACCTCCATCCGTTCAGCCATGACGGCCACAGAGGTGGCCAGATGGTTTACCGCCTCTGTGTTTTTTTCCACGGCATCCAGCCGGTGGGAGTTGGATTTGCTGCGCTGCTCCACAGCCGATAGCCGCCCGGAGATCTCTGTTTCGTCCATCGGCAGCACCTCCTAATTCCCGATATCCATATGTACATGCTGCGCATCGATGGCATAGCAGTACACCACGTTTTTCTGCTGCCGCACGATGCTCAGCACCTCAGCCGCCGCCAGC